AGCAAGAGCAGATTTGCTCCAGTTCCAACCTACTGCTGCTGTTTATGGTAATATCTAACCCATAACTATAGGGGGAGGTGAAATATCCTCCCCTACTTTTATTGTATGCCGTATAGCTACGACTATTTTAAGAGAGAGTTCCTTGAACACATGACAAGGAATTTCGAATCTCATATTTCGATATTGGACATTGGAGCAGGGTGTGGTACTTATGGCACATTGCTAAAAGGGTTCTTTGAATATATTGATGGAGTTGAGGTTTATGAACCTTACATAAAGAAGTTTGAACTTGAGAAGATATATAACAATATATTTTGCAGGGATGCGCTTGATGTGAACGTTCATGCTTACGATTACATTATAATGGGTGATATTATCGAACACATGACATTCTTTGAGGCTAAAAAGCTAACTACAAGGATTCATGCGCTTGATAAGAAAATGATGGTCGCTATCCCTTACATGATGCCACAGGGCGCAGTAGGTGGTAATGAGTATGAGATTCACAGGCAAGACGATCTGACCCATAAAATATTTCTGGAGAGATACCCGATGATGCATAACCTGTTCAAGAATGAACACTATGGTGTTTACATAAATTATTGACATGAGAATATTAGCATCTATCCATCTCTACCCACCAAAGCACAACTGCGGAGGAGAGATGATGGCTCACGGAATATTTAAGTATTTACAGAACCATGGTCATGAGGTTAGGGTTTTGCTACATCAAGCTAATAAGCATAGGATAACATCAACGTATGTTTATGACGGCATTGATGTCTTTCCTCCTAACGAGAATGTCATACAAAACTTATTTAGGTGGGCAGATGCAGTATTTACCCATCTTGACTACACGCATTGGTCGATAAGCATGGGAAGGATGTATAGGAAGCCAGTCTTCCATCTGATACATAACTCACATACTTATCCTGAGATAGCAAATTGTGATTGGACTCAATACATGGTTTACAACTCTGATTGGGTAAAGCAAAAATTAGACTATAAATTTCCTAATTTCACATTGACACCACCTGTTGATTATCGCAAATTTGATTTGGATATAAAGACAAGTGAGAATGAGTATATAACACTCATAAATGTGAATGAGAACAAAGGAGGCAAGATTTTAGGTGAGATAGCGAGAGCGATGCCAAATAAATCATTTTTGGGAGTTCTTGGTTCGTATGACGAGCAAATAACCTACAATCTGCCAAATGTGAGATATGTTTCAAATACCACTAACATAAAAGAGTGGTATGCGCAGACAAGGATAGTCATAATGCCGAGTGCTTATGAGTCGTGGGGGATGGTGGCAACAGAGGCGATGTGTAGTGGGATACCGGTCATCTGTACTGAAGCAGATGGATTAAAAGAAAACTGTGGGAAAGCAGGAATTTATGTTAAGGATAGGAATGATATTGAAAGTTGGGTATCAGAGATTACGAGGCTTGATGATGCCAAAGTGTACGCATGGGCATCACGCAAAGCAAAAGAAAGAAGCAGGGAACATGACCCAGAGAAAAAACTCTCGGAGTTCCACACCTGGTTCAAAGAAAAAGTACAAGGACACAAGCATTGACTATGGCGATATATATACATACCCTAACGAAGCTAAATGACTCAGGCATAGACCCTGTGAGCAGGACTGAGGCGAAGAACTGGATGAGGGTAGAATATACTGATGATGACACGCTGATAGATGGGTTAATCGACTCAGCGAGGAAGCATTTGGAGAAGTTGACAGGACTTGCATTGACAAGCCAAAAATATAGTGCCATAATTGAGACCACAGGGATAAACAGTCCTATTTGGGTCTTTGATCCTCCTTACGGCCCAATGTGGTGCGACCCTGTTGTGAAGAGAAAGGATGGGATAAACGACTACGAGACTCTTGTCGAGAATACTGATTATGAGGTGATAGGCGATAAGGTGTGGCTATACAACCAAGGCTTATTTAAAATAGACTACACAAGTGGGTATAGTGTGATACCAGAAGATTTGGCTAACGATATCTACACGCTCGTAGCATGGGCGTATGAGAATAGGGGTAAGAACTTCCAAGGTAGTGCAAAGCAAGACCTCGTGAAGCAATATCCGAACTGGGAAGGATTGAACTATCCTCAGTATAAAAAAGTTGTGATATAATGGCATACGGAATCAACATATCGTCAGTCATCTCTAAGCTCAATAAGGACGCAAATAAGCTACTGCAACAAGTGGACGATGAAATACTTCGTGGACTTGAAGAAGTGGTCACAAAAGCCAAGGCAGAAGCTCCTAATGACTTTAGAGGTGAGTCTATTGGTTCTACGATAAGTGTTCAGCGTACAGGTCAGTTTGCGTATAGCCTTGAGGCGAACAACCCTTATTCCGCTTACTACGAGTTTGGTACAGGGCCTTCTGCCCAAGCATATCTTCCAAGTATTGAGCAGGAGTGGGTTCTGATAGCAAGCGACTACATAAAGAACAGAAAAGGTACGATTAAAGAGGCTGCTTACTTATATCCTTCATACAATAGTGTTATGCCAAGGGTATTCGAAAAAATACAAAAGGATTTAAATGCTTGATACAAGTAACGCTATACGGACAATATATCTTAACAAGCTAAATGGGTTTCTGACCTATGATGGGAAGAATGTACCTGTTTATGGCAATAAGGTATTTAAGACTGTTCCGAAGCGTTATGTGATTATTGGGGACATCAGCGAGAGTGCGAATAACAATAACCATTTGTTTATGAGTAATATTGATGTGGTTATTGATATATTTGCAGAGCAGTACATGACGTATGACAATGCGGTTGTGGACGATATAGCTTCCCAAATATTGAATATTCTCATCCCATCTCCTGCGGTAGTGAACATCGGAGATGCCAATTTCGAAATTTATCCAACGGCAAGAATAGCATCAAGGTATCTGCCTTTGGAGTCCGGTCAAAACTTTATAGCAAGAAAGATAATAACAATCAGTAATTTAGTAAATCAAAAATAAGAGAAAATGGCACAAATCCTCGGTTCTGCCCAACAAGTCGGCATAGATGTCGCAGGCGGTTCTTCCTACAAACCATTGGTGTGTTTGAGGACTTCCTCAGTTAATACTACAATGGACTCTACCACAGATCAAACAAACTGCGGTGTTCTTACTTCACCTTCTGAGCCACAGATGACCATCGACTTCGATGCTATCTGTGAGACAATTGCATCATCTCTTCCAACTCCATCTGTTTCTTACAAGGAGCTGTTGAGTGCAATGGTCAATAAAACACTTGTAACAGTACAAGTGCAAAACCCAGTTGTAGCAGGTTCAAGTGCAGGTGCATACTACTACCATCAGTTCTCTGGTTACATTACTGATTTGACATTGAACCAAGCATCTGCTGAGTTCATGAACTTCTCAGGAACTATCCAGTCTTCTGGTGCGCTCGATATTATTCCTTAATAACATATTATGAATTATATTCAGATTACTATTGGTAATCGGAAGGTAGGATTGAAGTTTGGAATGGCTTCTTTCCGTTACATTTCCGACAAATTTGTGGATGGTATTAGTTTTAATGGTGGCGATTTGAATGAGATTGGGGTAGCTCATCTCATTTACAGCGGATACTACAACAACTGCTTGGTAAAGCAGACTCCAATCGAGATGACATTTGAGGATGTCGTAGACTTCGTGGAGGGCAATCTCAATAACGATGAGTTTATGAAGGAGCTGACGGAGGTCATAAAGGTTTGGAGTGAAAGTGACTTTATAAAGCAGACTCAAACTAAGGATGAAGAGCCAAAAAAAAAGACCTCTCGTGGGAAGAAATAGAGTCGTTCGCCTTCGGTGAATTGATGCTACTTCCACGAGAGTTCTATGATATGAGTCCTCGGCACTTCAGCTTGATGATTAAGGGTCATCAGGATAAAAAAGTGGACTCGTATAAGCAAACTCGCCTGCTGATGTTTACAATGGTTAGGTTAATGGGAGACCCAAAGTCTGCACCAAAGACACCGGAGGCATTGTGGGAACTGCCAGGTGATGACAAACCGAATCAAATCAATGATGAGGAGTATAGAGAAATCTTTAAACGGCTAAGCAATGTCTGATGGAGCTTTAAGAATACCTATTACTGGCGATGCCTCGCAGTTTAAAGCTACGTTGGCAGAAATAGAAAGCTCGTTAAAGTATTTTAAAGAAAAGCTTAAATCAGCAAAGGGAGATCAGGTAGCTAAAATTAACTTTACTATAGCTGGTCTTGAGGAAAGCAAAACAGCCATAACTACATTTGGCAAATTTGCGGAAGGCACACTTGGTGCTTTGAATCAGCAAATATCAGAATTAAACAGAAAGAAGTTAACTATACAGGCTGACGCAGCCGCACTCGCACCAATAAACCAAGAGTTAGATAGGCTAATAAAGAAAAGGGATGAGCTAAATAAAGCGGGTCTCGCCAAGCCAATAATAGAATCAGTACGACCTGCTGCGGAGAGTATTGCAGGTCTGAGGCTAAGAATACAGGAGCTAAACGACTTAAAGATATTAATTGACCCTAAACTCAATCCATCTGCTTTAGCTAAAATAAATCAAGAGATAGATATTCTTGAAGACAAGGTATCAAATTTAGATAATTTAGGAAACAGGGTTGGTGGCGCAACAGGCTCAGCGGCAGGAGGGTTAAAGAAATTTGAAGATCAAAGTAGGCAATCAAGGATTGCAGTTACAAATCTTGCTCTTGTATTACAAGATTTGCCATTCGGTTTTATAGCCATTCAGAATAACTTACCCAACCTTCAGTCATCATTCGCTAATTTAAAGACAACATCAAATGGCACTAAAGAAGCTTTTAAGGCATTTGCGGGGGCGTTAGCAGGCCCAGGAGGATTCTTTTTAGCATTTAGTGCTATAACAGCTGCTGTTACTTATGCAGTACAGAAGTATGGATCTATTGGTGCGGCAATAGATGCTTTGACTGGCAAATATGTCGATTTAGGAGGAGTGGTAAATAGAGCGGCAGAAAGCCTAAAAAAGTACAATGAAAACCAAATCACATCAGGTGAAATAGCTACATCAGCCGAAGCCTCACAGGCAGGGCAAATATTAAGGATTAGAACATTGGCTAATGCTGTTTTAGATTTAAGCAAATCTGAAAATGTTAGAAAAAAAGCTCTTGATGAGTTAAAGAAATTAGACGAACCAAGGTTTAAGAATTTTGATATCGAAAAAGGTAAAATTGAAGGATTATCAGGTGCAGTACAAGAATATACAAGAGCTATAATAGCTCAAGCTGTTGCGCAAAAGTTTACTGATCAGGTATCTACAACTACAGTAGAATTAGAAAAGCAAAGAAATGCTTTAGGCACTGTATTGACACAGCTTGATAAATATGGTAATTTTCAAGAAAAAATAAAGAGATTTAGAGCAGAACAAGCGCAAACAGCAGCACTCGGTGGTGTACCAAGAGCTGCAAATGATGAAGAAAGAACTATAGAGGCTTTAATTAAAAAACGCCAAGAATTAGAAGCAGGAATCGTAACTCTTGCGACTCAATTAAATGAATATAATGTATCTGCTCAAAATGCCACTCTAACAGCAACATCACTTGCATCAGGATTAAAAGAATCAACTAAGGCAACAAAAAATGTAACAAAAGCGACTAAGGAATACAAAGAGGAGTTATCAAAAGTTGTTCCTTTATTCGATATGTTCCAAATCAAGGAGAAGAAAACAAAACAAGGTTTATTCTTTGATTTCTTGGAGGGATTATTTAGTAAGAATGATCTATCGCAATTAAAAGAGGCTTATAAGAGAATACAGGATGCTCAAAAGGAGATTGATAAGTTTAGGGAAGCTGAGCCTAAATTACCAGATGTAGATCCTATCAAGCGTTTACAAGGCAAGATTGACGAATCTGAGGCATTTAGGAAAGGACTTGCAGAAGACTTTGAAGGAATAAAACAGACCTTACAAGATGTATTCTTTACGCCAGTATCTGATTTATTTGATAATTTCTTTGAGACCGGAAAATTTGCTTTTGATGAATTTGGAAAGTCTATATTGAAGACAATTAAATCTCTTGTATCAAGAATAATTGCTACAGGTATAATTAATTTGTTGGCTAATATTCTGTTTCCAGGCGGCGGGACAGCTTCTTCTGCACTTGGTGGATCTGCTACAGGCGCAGGAGGAGGTATTTTAGGAGCATTTGGAGCTGCCTTTAAATCAGTTCTTGGTATTGGAAAGATATCAAACCCTAACTTTGGGGGAGTGCAGGGAGGCGGTATGCAACTCGCAGGAGAGGTGGTGTTTAGGCAGAGAGGAAGTGATTTGATAGGAGTAATTAATAGAACTAACGGAACAATCAATAGAGTTGGCTAAAGCAGAGAAATATAGAATAAATTTCAAGACAGGGGACAATTACGATGCTCAAATATCTTTTTTTTACGAAGGGTATGCAGGATCGGTAATTACACTCATAGGAGGCGAAAAGCCATTTGTCCTTAGAGAGTTTAATACGGAAGAGGACTTATACAAGCCAATCAGACCTCAACTTGCTGAGATGGAGATATTAGCGAGTTCGAGTGGAGTTACTTTGGATGATTTTATAGCAAGCAACGACACAGACATAGAAGTTAGATTTTACTATGAGTCGCTTGTTAGTCCGTATTGGATAGGGTATTTACTACAGCAAGATTTCCAAGAAGAGTGGATCAATACAAATCACATCATAAAAGTTACCGCTACGGACGGATTTGGTATGCTTAAATTGAAAAAATTAAGCAATAATGGATCTGAAGTAACAGGAAAGCAAACTCCACTGAGCATAATTCAATATGCAACCCAAGGTCTTCCTGTAGGTTGGACTAATTTCAATGTCATAAACAACTTGTATCATTCAAGTATGTCTACGACATTACCTGCAACATCACTTAGCCAAGCATATATAGATTCGAAGACATTTGAAGAAACTCCAACATTATACTCAGATAACTACAAAGTACTTGAGCAGATAAATAAATCATTCAATCAGACCATTTTTATGTACCAGGGCGAATGGTTTATACTTAGATTGGAAGAGATTTATGCGCCAACTACAACTAATTTAAGGGGATATAGACAAACAGGAGCAAGCACAAGTACTATAAACAGACGTTATGATATATCTGTAGGGAAAACAAGAAGCGTAAAAACAATATCTCCTGAGATGTTAAGGTTCATAAAAAGAACTACAAAGGAAGATATAGTAAAATTCCCATTTGAGAGATTTAGTGAAATCATATTAAATAGTTCATTTGCAAGAGGTACTCTTATATCAACATACCCACAATTTAAGGATTATACAATAAGTAATTGGAGTTATCTGATGGGGGATATGTTTATTTGGACAGCTGCAACTTATGGAACTTTATTAAGACGAGAAACATTCTTATCATTAACAACACCACTTGTAGACAATTATGCTATTTTGCCTCAAACTAATATACCTCCATCGGAAGGTATTACAAGTATGGATTATTTGATGAGGTCTGCAAGTATAGCTGTCTATACAGGAGAAAAAATAACACTTGACGTAGATCATAAGTTTCAATTTGGATTTGCCACTAAGCAAACTATGAAAACAATATATGTTAGGCTTACAACTCCTGCAAAAGATTATAACCTAACAGAAGAAGGTAAATGGGTTGAAATTCCAAACTTAAGCAGCGGTACAGCAATAACAACAATATATAACGATAATGATAACGTTGAACCTACCGAATGGAATACAACAAGTGTTGAGTCTGAGGCAATACCTGATAATGGTACTTTAAATATATGGCTTGTTTGTCCTAATAGTCCTTGGACTACTGATCAAGCAAGATATTTTAAAGGCCTTAAATTTGAAATTATTAACAGATTTGATGGATTTGAAGAAGGTCTTACAGGCGTAGAATCTAAATTCACAAAATCAAATGAGTTAAGGGTGAGTGACGAAAGAGAGATATCTTTCGATGATTCATTTAGCTCTGCATACAAAGGGGCATTATATAAACCTAATCAAACTGATTTAACAGATAACAACTGGTTTAGATTTAGATATAGCGGTGAGAGGTGGGGTTTTAGAAAGCAAAATGCAATAACTCATTATTCACATAATCGTTATAATAGAAATAAAATAGATGTTAACTTTTATGGTTTAGTATTTGAAGTAGGTGCAAGCACTCAGCAGATAGGCTTAATGAATACAGTTGTATTTGTAGATGATGACCCAAATAAAGTATACGGAATCGTTAATATAAATGAAATAGACTTTGCGTCAGGAACCTGGAGTGCTACTCTTGAAGAGGTATGGGATAATGCAAAGGACTCAGGAAATGTTTCAAAATCTGCAACTGCATCTGTCGTAACAGGTACATACAATAACCAATCTACTGTACCATTTGGTAGTTCTACAAGTGCTGATCTTGTTTATACTGGCGATAATAAGATTTATTATAGAGGCGGCACTCAGATAGTAAATGCTGTTACTGTTTCTTTGGCAGGGAACTTTATAACAACTATAGGAGCATTTCCTGTTAATACAGAATTTAGGCTGAAGCAAAACGGAACGACAATAAGAACTCAAACATTCCCGGTAAATACGAACCCGCAGGCATTTACAATAAATTTATCCCCTCTTGGTACGATTACAATAAACCCAAATGATTATTTTGAAATTGAGTATCTTGCAACTCAAGCAGGTAAAAGTATAACCTCAATTCAATTTACATCTGGTAGTTTTCAAATTTCATCTTATACGATACCTAAAGCTCTTGATTACGATAGTTATACCGAAAGATATACATATTCATAATGGCAGATGTATTAAAAACAGAAGGGTTAGTTATAGCAGCGACAAATCTGAGCGATCAGATTTATCCCTTTGCCTGTGCAAAGAACTCTACCATTACCATCAGCAGAGAGGCTATTGAGCTTGCAGGGAAGACAAATGGATACTATAGGGAGTTTATACAAGGGAAGAGCAGCTTTACGATTAGCGGATCAGGTCTTGTCAAGATGGTTGAAAATAATATGCAAGGCACTAACTTCTTCAATGAGTTTATCGTTGCGGGAGACACTACTTTTTGGTGCTTTTTGGACTTGATAGATAACCAGAATAATTACAAAGTATATAAATTTAAGGTGCTTGTGTCTGAGTTAACGCTTGATGCGACTTACGGCACTACGCCAACGTATAGTTTTACATTGCAAGGAGCAAGTGCGATAGAGGTAATTAACATAGCACAGCAAAATGTAGTTAGTGGTGGCAAGATACCTGCGCAAAACTCATCCACATATAGGCTTGTGGCGGTTGGATATGGAGGCAAGTGGTATTACAATTATACTGTTACCAACGAAGGAGGTGGCGTTTATACAATAACGTTAGGCGCATCCTTAAATGGCACAACAGTTACAACTGCTTACTTACTTATTTAAAACCAATAATATGAAACAGTTTGTTGACAACGTTAAGACAAGTTTATTCGGTGCTGTGGCGGGACTCCCTGTGATTTGGGAAGGTGCTGAAGCAGGTGACTGGAAGATGATACTTGCAGGAATCGGAATGTTTTTAGTAGGTATCTTTGCTTCTGACGCTAAAGCCGAAAAGTAATGGATCAGGGTATCTTGGTGACAATAGTGATACAGTCCATCGTGTTTATAGGGGCATTGTCGAAGATGTTCACGGACATGAAGATTAAGCTTAGAGAGCTTGACCTTCGTGTTCGTACCCTTGAAAAGAAGGAAGATGAGATTGGAGAAAAGCTGACAAAGATATTTGACGCTTTGCAGGATATAAAATTAGAGCTAAAAGATAAAGCAGACAGACAATGAGCAAGATTAATCTCAAACCCATCCGTAGAGGCGATACCTGGTCAATAGACTTTAAGTTTTGGGAGGACTCATGCAAGACAACTCCTATCAACGTATCAACTTATGTGTTTAAGCTGATGGCTAAGAACGCAGCAGGGGTGACGCAATGGACTTGGGATAATAATTTGTTCGTGCAAGGTGCTACGACTAATGAGCGTATCATCACTTTGTCTGCTGTGACTACGGCTACATATAATGTCGGTGAGTTCGCTTACGATCTGCAAGTGACTAATGCCGGTGGCACTCAGACCTATCTTAACGGGTATATTATCGTTGAAGACCAAATAACAAGCTAACTATGCTCATAGAAATAACATATAATGTGACTGACGTATACATGAGTACTACTGAGACTCCTGTATACGTTGAGATAAGCTTTGAGCAACCAGGTGGTACTTCAGCGGTCTGGGGCAGCATTACGGGAACGCTTAGCAACCAAACCGATCTCCAGACTGCCCTTGATTTAAAAGTACCTTACTCAGGCGCAACAGGTAACGTTAATTTAGGCGAATACGAACTAAAAGCAGGGCAGTTAACGCTTGATACTTCACCAACAGGTACGGCTGCGGTGGGTACTACAAGGTGGAATGATACTATCGGTTCAAGCGAAACCACTCTAAAAGGTGGCAGCGTTATTCTTAAGAATGGCGTGGACTTGGTTGCAAGGGTGGTGAATAAGGTTACACCGAATACGACATTAACCAAGGCTGCGTATCAAGCGGTAAGGGTTAGCGGTGCGCAAGGTCAGAGGTTGGCGGTTGCATTTGCTCAAGCGAATAATGATAATAATAGTGCCGATACGATTGGTTTGGTAATAGAAACAATCCCAACGAACCAAGAAGGTTTTATTATGACCGTTGGTCAGATTGATGGGATTAATACAACGGGTTCATTACAAGGTGAGACTTGGAACGATGGTGATATAATTTACCTATCCCCAACGATTGCAGGAGCGGTAACAAACGTTAAGCCATCGGGCGGTCAGCATCTTGTTATTATTGGGTACGTTGAGTATGCTCATGCTAATAATGGTAAGCTATATATAAAAATTTCGAACGGGTGGGAATTAACAGAATTGCATGACATTGACATTGTTAGTCCTGCGAATAACCAAGGATTATTCTACGAATCGGCTACGGCTCTTTGGAAGAATAAGAGCATTAGCACAGTTCTTGGATACACTCCAGAACAACCTTTAACGTTTAATTCTCCGCTATCACGTTCCATCAATTCGGTATCAATACCACAGGCAACGGGGTCTGTTAATGGTTTCCTTTCCTCAACGGATTGGACTACATTCAATACTAAACAGAACGCTTTAGGCTACACCCCTGCGAATAGTGCGACCACATTGACGATTAACGGAGTGACATTCGACCTATCTGCTAATCGCACATTCACAGTAGGTAGCGTAACGGGCAGCGGTGCAAGTGGGCAGGTAACATATTGGACAGGTGCTTCAGCGGTGAGTGGGAGTAATAATCTGTTTTGGGATGCGACTAACTCACGGCTTGGGATTGGGACTAATGCGCCAACAAAGTATTTTGAATTAAAACTACCAACAGGGGTTAATACGCTTAACAACGGAATTACAATAACAAGAGGAAGTGGAACAGGTATATTTTTACTTGGTAATGGTACAACTAACACAACTGATTTTGTACCATCAATTTACTCAAAGAGTTCCGTAGATAATGCAGGGTTTTATTTTACTGCAAGTGTTTTTAGTGGCAGTTCTACTTTCCCTGCAATGGAGTTTCAAGCAGCAAACTCAACGCAAACAGGGGTAATAGGTAATAGTCAAATAGTTGCAAGATGGGCGAATTGGGATGTTCAATTAATGCAGATTCGTGGTAATGGTAATATGATTCTCCAAAACGGAGGCACTTTCACCGACAGCGGTCAACGCCTCCAAGTTATTGGCGATACGCTGCTGAAAGGGAGTGGGAATACGAGTGGGACAACGGCATTGACGGTTCAGAATAGTGATGGGACGAATATGTGGAGGATACTGAACAACGGACAGATACAATTAGGCTCAAGTGCGTCATTCCCTTATATAAGGACAATAGCTACTGATTTTACACAAACTACAACAGGTACTAAATTATTATTTGGTTCACAAGATGCAAGTACTGGAAATGGTGCATTTACATTTGGTTCAAATACATTAACACACACAACTGGAACTGTAACTTTTATTCAATTTTTAAGAGATTTTACACCTACATCTGGTAGTGGTGCAACAACTCATTTACTTATAAATGGCGCCATCAACCAAACGGGCGGTGCAAACGGAATCACAAGGGGATTGTATGTTAACCCAACCCTCACCGCTGCTGCTGATTGGAGGAGTATTGAATGGTCTAATAATAGCGGATGGGGATTGTATGGTGCGGGGACTGCTAATTCGTATTTCGGGGGCAGCGTGGGGATTGGGACAACGAGTTTGTTGGCAATAAGTTTAGCTGTAAATAAAAACATAACTGGTAATATTTTTGGAGTAGGTATCGGTAGTCAAGGGAGGGTTCAATCGGATGTAACAAATAGTGCATTTGGATTTTACGCAGCAACAGGAACACAAGCTGCAACATTTACTTTACCAACTTTAGTACAATATCAATCTGATGCAGGTACTTTTGGTGCAGGTTCAACAGTTACTGACCATGTAGCATTTAGAGCAGCAAATATACCTGCTGCTAATGTAACAAATGCTTATGCTTTTCAAGGCGGCATCGCAAGTGGTAGCGGTAGGTGGAATCTCTACATGAACGGTACTGCTGCGAACTACATGAACGGAGAATTACTCCTTGGCAGCACAACGAACACTGGCGAGAAGTTGCAGGTGACGGGGACGATGAAGGTGACGGGGAATAGTAGAATAAATGGTAATTTAGGAATTAATACAGCATTACCTACTTGGAATAGTTCAGTAAATGCAATACAAATAAGTGGTGGTGTATTATGGAATTTTGGTGGTACAAATATTTATTTCGGACAGAATTATTATTACGATACAACTGGGAATAGATTATTTATAAATAATGGTACTGCTGGTGAATATAGAATATCAGGTGCAGACCATTTTTGGTACAATTCTGCATCAGGTACTGCTAATGGGGTTGTGTCATTTACACAAAGAATGGCATTAAATGCTAATGGAAGATTAATAATTGGAAACGGTTCTGATACAACCGAGTTAATACAAGTGTATGGTACAGCTAAAATAACAAGTAAGTTATTAATGGGTGCAGGTACAACAAGCAATGCACAAATAAACCTTGCATCTTCAACTGCCCCAACATCACCAAATGACGGAGATATTTGGTTTGATGGAACAGATATAAAAATGAGAATTGGAGGCGTAACAAAGACATTCACTTTAACATAATAAATATGAAACAAATAACCCCCTTCCCAGTATGGCACAATGGTGCTAATGTCAATGCAGAGTATTTCGCAATGAAGTCTATTGACGATAACCTTGAAAATCAAGCGCAGTTCTATTGGCAGCTATTCGCCAAAACGCAGGATGCTGATGGTAATGATGTAGCAGGTCAGGCACTCTCTCAAGGTAACTTAACGATGAGTGGACAAGATTACACCGATTGGGGAAATCAAGGTGGGTCTGATATTAACAATTGGGCTTACACTTGGGCAGCTAATCTGTTGAACATCACGATTATATGAGGATAAACAAATCCTTAATAACTTATCAGCCTACGTCAGGAGCTGGTAGTGGTACGGTCACCTCTGTAGGACTTTCTGCCCCCACCGGATTTTCAGTCTCCGGATCTCCCGTCACGTCATCGGGAACACTTGCCTTAGCCTTCACAACGGGCTATGGCATTCCACCGCTGATGACTGGCAACTCTGGCAAGTTCCTCACAACCAATGGCACAATAATGTCATGGGCGAATATCGCAGGGACTGATGTCACGGGTGCGGCTATAAGCACCTCAAACGACACGAATATCCTCATAACTGCGTCAGGCAACACTACTAATGCACTCCTTCGCACAATGACCCTCACAGCAGGGTGGACTGGTCAACTCGCAGTTGGAAGAGGCGGAACGGGAGCAAGTACGCTCACAGGTGTGGTAATCGGTAATGCTACTTCCGCAATGACGGCAGTATCAGGCACGGCAGGGCAATTCCTTCGAAGGAATACCGCCAATACCGCCTACGAGTTTAGGACTTTACAAGGCGGTGATATTGCAGGATCAGAACTTACGAAAACGGATGATACAAATGTGACCATCTCACTCGGTGGCACTCCTGCATCGGCACTCTTGCAACCCGTCAGCCTTACCCTTGGATGGAGTGGGCAGTTGGCCGTAGGGCGTGGAGGCACGGGAGCGAGTACGCTCACTGGTGTATTGATTGGCAATGGTACTTCAGCAATTAGTGGTGTTACGGGTACTGCGGGTCAATTGCTGCGTAGGAATCTTGCGAATACTGCCTATGAGTTTTTCACCGCATCACTACTCACGGGTAATGGTACGACTAATTTTGTACCTATTTGGACATCAGCAACAAACATTCTCGACAGTCCGCTATCATTTGTGAGTGGAGAGGCTAATTTTGGCAGTAATAAATTGGTGGCAGGAAATACATCCGCACCGAACGGATCAATAATGCTACAAGATAACTATTCAACTGGTCATCTTGGAAATATAGGTACGATGTATTCGGGCGGTAATCTTATGCTTGGATATTGTGTTACACCTTCGACATCATCCGCTACGGGTTTCTTTTCTGCAACGAGTTTAACTGATTTTCCACGTTCTTCCATTGTTCTTGGTGAAAACGTTAGCATTTACACAGGTGCTGCGCAGACTGTTGCGGTTGGTTCTGCCGTTACTATGTCTGAAAGATTACGTCTTTTTAATAATGGTCAGTTAAGATTATTTAATTATACCTCAACTTCATCGTTTAGCGGCCTCACTGTTGGGTATCTTGGTTTTACATCTACGGGTTTAATTACCACCAACGCCATCCCAGGAGGCGTGTCGGGTACGCAGAATTACCTTGCTAAATTCGACAGCACAGGTCTTGCCGTAGGTGATTCGAGGATAGTAGACAATGGCACGAATTTCCTCCTCAATGGTGCATCATCCTACATAACAGGATTTAACCTCATCGGTGATATTGGTATCCAATCCGCATCGGGTCAGGCATCGGCTATAATACAACGTAGTAACCAAACCCCAACAAGTGGAACGACTATTGCCTTCTTGGATGCCTATGCCATCACCACAGGCTCAACATACCAAATGGGTGGAGGGATAGAGTTCAGAGCATCGCAGAACTGGGGTAGTACTTCTGCAGGAACTAACATCTTTGTCCAAACCGCTCCTGATAACACAGTCGCTCCCGCTGATATGTTTGTATTCTTGAATAATGGAGCAGTGCGGTTCATCGGTAGGACATCGAATCCATTGTCACCATCAGCCGGAACGATGTACTACAACTCTTCAGCAAATGAAATGAGGTACTACAATGGTACTACATGGGTAACGTTTTAATACTTATATTTGTATAAACATTGAAATTATGAACTATCGTAACTTAATTGAAACTATGCAGCTACTTGCTGCCAATGTCGGCTCACAGGAAACCAAAGTACAGAAGAAACTTGTAAAGATTCATGGTAAACTTAAAGCCTACTATGAAGAATACTCTGAGGCACTTGGTGATTTGAAGTTAGATCATGCCTCTACTGATGAAAAGGGGAATGTGGTTATGAATGAAAAAGGGGAGTATTCCTTCACGAAGGATGCCATGAAGAAGCTGAATGCTGATATTAAGGTGTTGCTTGACAAAGAATTTGATTTCAAGGTAATTGAGGTAGTTAATCCTGAAGGGTTAGAAGAGCATACATATTTGAATGGATTTGTCAAAGGAGTTAAATTCGTTAAGGATGAGGAAGAAGCAATTTAAACTATCAGAAGAGGTTGAATTGCTTGTGGCATTTGCAGGGGTAATCTTGCTTATGCTGATATTCTCATCCTGCAATCCGGTAAAGAAAGTATTGAAAGACCCATACAAGTTCGATATCGTTAAGGATACTGTTATTAAGAGGGGGTATTGCAGATGCGATACCTCTTTTGTTTACATCACAGACACAATAGAGACTATTGATACATTGGTAGAGGTTTATACAGATACGTTAAGGATAAATGACACAACCTACCTTTGGGAAACAAAATTTCACACCATCACCAAGACGAGAACGATTAGTGATACCATCAGGCAGACAGTAGTCGACTCGTCAATGGCAGCGGTTCTACGGAAGGAGTTGTCTATAGAGAAGGAGAAGAACAAAGAGAACAAGTCATGGAAGAAGATGTTCTTCTACGCAATAGGTGGGGCAGTTGCGTTTTTCTTGCTACTATTTAAACTAAAATAAATGGATAAAGTAACACTTGACAGAATTAAGCTCATCCACCCTAATTTAAGGAGTGAATTGGGTGATATATATAAAGAGATTTGCGAGGCACTAAAAGGCAGAGCTGAGTGCAGATTTACGCATACACTCAGGACATTTGAGGAGCAGAATGAGTTGTTCGCTCAAGGCAGAACAAAGCCAGGTGTAGTGGTAACAAGAGCAAAAGGAGGTCAGTCTTGGCATAACTATGGCATGGCAGTAGACATCGTTCTGATTGTAGACAAGAAGCCTGTCTGGGATATAAAGACCGACTACGATAAGGACGGCAGGAGCGATTGGATGGAGGTAGTGGACGTGTTTAAGCGTCATGGATGGGAGTGGGGAGGAGATTGGAAATTCTTCGATGCGCCACATTTCCAGAAGACATTAGGCAGAAGCATTGTCGAGATGCAGCAACTTTGGAACAGGAAGAGTATTATTTACGATGGTGGTTATAAATATATAAGGCTTTAGTTATTTCATGCATTTGAAGTTGGTTCTGATCATTCCCCCCGATGTTTCTACATTGGGGGTTTTTTTTAAAAATACTAACATAAATATTTGGTCATATAAATATAAGGTTATACATTTGTCTAAACTTAAATGATATGGTTGATATTTTAATCGGTAAAAGACTTAGAGCGAAGAGGGTCGAAAAAGGCCTCTCTCGCGAGAAGCTTGCGTTCATCGCAGGTGTTACTGCTCAGCTCATCTACAGAGCAGAAAGAGACGGCAAAATTATGGTGACTTCATACGTCAAGATAGTAGAGGCTCTTGAGAACTTCCGCAAGGGTGCTGACTATGTGCCGCCTTACATCAGTAGATACGAACTGCTATTCGGTGGAGACAATGTTTCTAATTCAAAAACAAATAAGAAGTAAAATGGGACTTAACAACAATCAGTCAGCAGGTGTATTCTTGCAGGTTAGTAAGGGTAAGTTAGTACGTCAGTTCAGTAATCCTACTGAGAAATCAGTAGTTCGTGTTAACAAGAATGGCAAGACTGTCCATGAGGAGTTTTATGACTCTTTGACCGCTCGTCTACAGGACATCAAAGTAAAGGACTCCGACTTCGGTAAGTTTTGGACGCTCACTTTCAATGATGGTCAGACCAATTACTTTATTGATCTGAACTATTCCGGTGGTTATGCCATCAGTTTCCTCAAAACCCTTCCAAATGCCGACTTGTCTCAAGACATGACAATCGTACCTAAGT